TTTCTTTATTATACTGTGACGAGTTTGCATTCGTAAGACCTAATATTGCAAAAGAATTTTGGACTTCAATATCTCCTACTCTAGCAACAGGTGGTAAAGCGATTATTACATCAACACCAAACTTAGATGATGACCAATTTGCTCTTATATGGAGTGGTGCAAATAAAAAGATTGATGAATATGGAAACGAAAAACCTATAGGTATAAATGGCTTTAGACCTTTCAAAGCAATATGGGACGAACACCCTGATAGAAATGTTGAATGGTCAAAAGAAGAAAGAACACGTGTTGGAGAAGAAAGATTTTTAAGAGAACACGAATGTCAATTTATTGCATTTGATGAAACTCTTGTTGACAGTATTAAACTTTCACATTTAAAAGGAAAAGAACCATTACATAAAACAGGACAAGTAAGATGGTATGAAAAAATTAATAAAAATTCTACTTACGTTATTGGTCTTGATCCTGCTATGGGTACTGGAGGAGACTATTCAGCAATCGAAGTATGGTCTTTACCAGAATTAGTACAAGTTGCAGAATGGCAAAGTAACAGAATAGATGTTAGAGGTCAAGTCAAAACAATGCACGATATTCTAACTATATTAAATGATGAAATGAGAGAACTAGGAAATAACAATCCAGAAATATATTGGTCAGTAGAGAACAATTCATTAGGAGAGGCGGCTCTTATTGTTATTGAAGAAATGGATGAAGATAAATTTCCTGGCGAGTTTTTACACGAACCAAAGAAAAGAGGTATACAAAAAGCAATCAGAAAAGGATTTACAACATCATACAAAACAAAAATAACTGCTTGTATGAAATTAAAGTCTTGGATGGAAAGTGATAAGATGATACCACTTAGTAAAAACTTAATTAGAGAATTAAAAACATTTATCGCAAAAGGAAAAAGTTTCGAGGCGAAACTTGGGGAAACAGACGATTTAGTATCAGCAACATTGCTCTGTATACGACAAATTCAAGTAATATCTAGATTTGATGAAGAATATTTAGAAACACTTGGTGAATCGTTAGATGGTGACGATAGTTACAATGACCCTCTTCCTGTAGTATTTTGATAAATACATCTATAAGGAATTTAAAAATGGCTGTAAGTTACTCAACAATAGCAGAAAAAGTTATGAAAATGATTCAAGGATACGGGTTATCTTTGAAAATGTTCGATTCGCAAGACGGAAAAAGTGTTGCAAATCCAGAACAGGCTAGATTTTTCTATATCGATGAACCAAATATGATGGTATCTATTGACGAAAGCACAAATGAACTTAAATTACATTTAGGTGAAGGTGTTGACATAGATAAACCTGGTGCAGAAAAATTAATGAATGGTATGAGACAACTTGCACGTGAATATATGTTAGATTTCGATATTCGTTCTTTTGGTAAACACATAGAACCAAAGAACTACGCATACAAATTGCAAAAAGATAAGGAGCAGACTATGGGTGATGTATTCAATGAAGGTATGTCAAAACTTGAAGGATCTTCACGTACTAGTCGCCAGACACTAGAAAATGTAAGACTAATCGTCAAACACCGTGCCCCGGTAAATGAGGAACAACGTGGCGCACGTTCTCGTAACATCTCCTCAATTTTTGTTGAGAATGGTGAAGGTGAACGTTTCAAGTATCCGTTTAAACATTTAAATGGTGCAAGAGCAATGGCGAGACACGTTTCACACGGCGGTGTACCGAGCGATATGGTAGGTGAGGCGATTATAGAACTTTCATCTAACTTAGCAAAGTTAAAAGAATTTATGAATATCATTAATAAATCAAATCTTATTAATGAGAACAATCGTTCAGTTATACTTAATGTAAAACGTAGAGTAGAGTCTATTAAAGAATCTATTAAACGTATTCAAGGCGCAAAAGGTTATGCATCTTTTGTAGAAAAGATGGCAACAACTGAACAAAAAGAATCTCAAGAGATTTCAGAAGATACTGTAAACAATTATGTTAAAAAGTTTACGAAAACTACTTTTGAAGAATCATTGAGAGATGTTTTACCATTAATTCATCGTGTACACGAAGAAGAAATGGAAGATAACAGAATGAATCAAATTCAAAATGTTATGAACATCATTACTGCTAAAGACAAAGAAGGAAATAAAGTAAACAAAATTTATTTTCCAAAAGATCCAAGCAGTGAATTCGATTTTGAAAAGATTAAAAAACAATATAGAAAACCAAGTACACCAGAAGAGGCGGCAGAACAAAGAAAGTTACAAATTGGTTTACAATTAGATGATTTAGCACATCGTGTAGACGTTGATTCATCAGATGATGGAAAACGTAAAAGCAGAGGACACGATAGAGCGGCTGAATTATCAAACTTTTTAGGTGATGTTGCAGATGAGGTTCGTGCTGGTTCAAAACTTGATAAACAAAAAATGCAGTTAGCAGGCTACTTGTTAAAACTATCTAAAGAAAACAAGGTTGAGTCAACTGAGGAAAGCACTTCTATTGAACAAAAGTTTGATTCGATGCTATCTGAGGCTTTTGCAGGTTACGAGGTTAAGTAATATGATTATCACAATCACAGGCGAACAAGAATTTGTCAAAACTTCAGGAACTACAGTAAGTGATGCTAAAAGAGTTTATGTATCTTGGGCAAAAGAATCTGTAACTACTGAAGGTAAGTATATCGAACATAAAGAACTTACTGACAAAGGAAAGCCATTTGACGAATCTACTAATCCATATGTATCAATTGGTAAAGTATATATGACTAAAGAACAACCTATTATTATAAGAAAGTATCCAACAGACCTTCTTGTATCAAACGTAGGATCAAATGTTATATCAGCAACACCAATATTTGATAGATAAAAATACTCAAAATCCAATAAACTAGGGGTCTTTTAGACCCCTTTTTTTACCCACAAAAAAATTTCAAAAAATACGTATTTAACACTTGACTTTGAATAAAAAGATAAGTATACTTAGTACTATGTTTGAATATATCTTACAGTGTACTCAGGCTAATAACAAACTAATACAGGCTAATATAGGAGAAACAAAATGGCTACTTTAGCAGAAATCCGTGCAAAACTTCTTGCACAAGATAGTAAAACGGCAGACAATGCCAACGCAAATAGAGGCGTAGACGCAATCTATCCTTTCTGGAATATGGATACAGATTCAACTTCTGTAATTCGTTTTCTTCCAGATGCGGATCAATCAAATACATTTTTTTGGCGTGAAAGACAAATCATCAAGATGCCTTTTCCAGGTGTCAAAGGGGGTGACCAGTCTAAACCAGTAACGGTGCAAGTTCCTTGTGTCGAAATGTGGGGCGATACTTGTCCTGTTCACGCAGAAATTCGTCCTTGGTTTAAGGATCCTTCAATGGAGGATGTTGGAAGAAAGTATTGGAAGAAAAGAAGTTATATCTTCCAAGGCTTTGTAGTTCAAGATCCAATGAACGAAGAGGCTCCTGAAAATCCAATACGTAGATTCGTAATTGGTCCACAGATTTTCAAACTTTTGAAATCTGCACTTATGGATCCTGATATGGAAAATCTTCCTACTGATTATGATGCAGGTACTGATTTTCGTTTAACAAAAACTCAAAAAGGTCAATATGCTGACTATTCAACTTCAAATTGGGCACGTAAAGAACGTTCTCTTGATGAAAATGAACGTAAGGCTATTGAAACTCACGGGTTGTTTGACTTAAACGACTTTATGCCTAAACGTCCTAATGAGGAAGAAATGCGTATCATTATGGAAATGTTTGAGGCATCAGTTGATGGTAATCTTTATGATCCAGAAAAATTTGGTGCTTATTACAAGCCATATGGATTGGATGTAGGGAACGTAAGTTCAAATAGCACTCCAGCGACAACAACTGCAAAAGCAGAAACAGTTGCAGAGGAACCTAAATCAACTCCAGTAGTTGAACCAACTCCTGCTCCAAAGGCAGAAGTAAAAGCAGAACCAGTTGCAGAGACGGCAACTGCTAGTGCTGGTACAGTTACGCAAGGCGGTTCAAGTTCAGATGCCGCTGATATCCTGGCAATGATTCGTAACAGAAACAAATAATCATTCGTCTAACTAAGAGGAGGGCGAAGGTCCTCCTCTATTTAAAAGGAGTAGAATATGCCAAGAGCATTTGATGTAAGTAAATTTAGAAAAAGTCTAACGAAATCAGTACCTGGAATTAGTTCTGGTTTCAGAGATCCTGACACGTGGATCAGTACAGGTAATTACGTGTTAAACAAGTTAATCAGTGGAGACTTTCATAAAGGTATTCCGCTAGGTAAAGTAACAACATTAGCAGGCGAAAGTGGTGCAGGTAAATCATTTATCGCATCAGGTAATATTATCAGAAATGCACAACAACAAGGTATTTTTGTTATATTAATGGATAGTGAAAATGCTTTAGATGAAAAATGGCTAAAAGCATTAGATGTTGATACAAGTGAAGATAAACTATTGAAATTAAATGTTGCAATGATTGACGATGTTGCTAAAATTGTTAGTGATTTTATGAAAGGCTACAAAGAAGATTATGCAGATAAAGACGAAGAAGAAAGACCAAAAGTTCTTTTCGTTGTTGATAGTTTAGGAATGTTGCTAACACCAACAGATGTTGACCAATTTAATAAGGGCGATATGAAAGGTGATATGGGTCGTAAACCTAAAGCACTGGCGGCACTTGTAAGAAATTCAGTAAATATGTTTGGTGATTATAATGTAGGTTTAGTTTGTACAAATCATACATATGCATCACAAGATATGTTTGATCCTGATGATAAAATTTCAGGTGGTCAAGGTTTCATTTATGCATCATCTATTGTTGTTGCAATGAAGAAACTAAAATTAAAAGAAGACGAGTCTGGTAACAAAATTTCAGAAGTACGTGGTATTAGAGCGGCTTGTAAAGTTATGAAAACTCGTTATGCAAAACCTTTTGAAGGTGTGCAAGTAAAAATTCCTTATGAAACTGGAATGGATCCTTATAGTGGTCTTGTAGAATTTTTTGAGGCTAAAGGTATTCTAGTTAAGTCAGGTAATAAACTTGCATATACAACTGCATCTGGTGAGATTATGTCAGAATTTAGAAAGAATTGGACAAAAGACAAATTAGATGTAGTAATGACAGAATGGAATTCAAAGGATATTGATTCAGAATCAGAGGAACTTGAAGAACCAGAAGAAAACTTAGAAGTAAACGAGGAAGTGTAAATGGCTAAATATTTTTCGACCAAGTGCTATGGGCATAACATTGGACTAAGTGCA